CAGTCGCATTATGAGTATATAATTTAGAACCTACATCTTGTCCACCAGCTTTATTACCTGCTAAATCTTCTGATATAATACTTAAATTATAAGTCTTGCTGTCTGCTGGTAATGATATATTTATATAATTATTAACACCAGACATATTTTGGGTATACCATAAAACTGATTTATTAGATTCACTATCTGTACTTAAAAATGATATATTATAAAACTTGAAATTTAATTCACTTGTCATATTCCAATGAACTTGAGGTGTTGCATCTACACAAATCAAACCATCATTAATATTAAATATAGTTACATTAGTGGGATGAACTGTATCAACATAAAATACTTTAGATATACTTACTGCCACTGGATCCTCTGAACTATTACCTAAACAACTTACTTTTCTTTTGAATACTCCTGTATTATTATCTAAAAATGTTTCATTACCTTGAATCTCTGTCTTTGTATTATTCTCTACATAGGTTGTTGAATTAGTTTGTGTAAACCAAACTCCACTTCCATTATGTTCAGTAGTTAATATAGTGCAATTATAAACTGTGTCATTTCCTGTAACTGTGATTGTAGCATTAACTGGTGTGCTGTATGTGATCCAAACACTATCAGTATCTCCACTTAACATAGTTGTTGCAGAAACTATACTAACCATTAAAATCATCATTAATAAAAGTATATTTATCGTTTTCATATTGTCACTCCTGGAGCTGCAGACGTAGCTACTGTTACAGACACACTTCCACTTCCTCCACTTACTGTATAAGTATTACTTCCTTCATTAACTCCTACAACAGTTAATTCAATTACATCTCCTTGTGAATATGAGAATAAACCACCTGTACTTCCTAATGTGATATTAGTTGGTGATGCTGTTTTAAATTCAGTGATTACCTTAACCCCTGTATTTCTATTATAAACAATTAAGGGTGTAGTTGCTATTGCTCCTGTTGATGTTACTTTAATAGGATGAGGAGTTTGTATTGTCATTGTACATACACCTTCACGTTAGTTGGTTCTGTCTCAGTTGTTATAACAAACTTATCAACTCTAAGTCCTTTTGTGATTGTAAAATTAGTATCTACTACTACAATTCTTGGTACTTTAAGAGTTCTGCCATTAATTGATTTAATTGTTAATGTTGCCCCAGGAGTAATTACAATAGATTTAGCCATTCTACCTAAATTAATATATCTTTTTGTTGCTGTATCTGTACCAGAATCTTTAACATAAATAGTTACATCAGATTTACTAGCTACATTAAAATCATCATTATCAACAAGTCCATCTCCTCTTTCTTGTTCAGTCCAGCTTATCTCTTTTACCATTTATACCTGTAGTTTTAATATTGCTTTAATCCTATTAATTTCAAGTTTTGGAATCTTCTCAATCCCATATCTGTTTAAAAGTTTAACTTGAGCATCCTTGTTCATTTTATAAAGTTCTTGATGAGTATAAACTTTAATCTTAGGCTTAACTGCTTTCTTGCTTGCCTTAATAACTTCAAGATTCTTATCTGCTTTGATTCTATTAGAAACTTTGTAATATAATTCATCTGGCAAATCTTCTTCTGTTCCAGGATAAATGTGAATATCTGTACCATCTGCTAATGAAATGTGTGCTGACTTATTTCCATTATTTAGTAATCTCATTTTATTTACCTGCGTACCCTGTTATAAACAGAGTTACTTTTTGATCAGTCATACCAGCATAATTTACTGTGACTGTTTTACCGCTTATTGTACAATTTATATGAGCATCATTATCTTCATTTCCACTTGCTAAAGCAATTCTTACTATATTGAATTTTCTAGAAGTATAAGTTTCACCATCTGAGCATTCTAACTGAACTACCTCATACCTTGGATTTCCTATTTCTAAGACTTCATTTATAGTTGCAGATGTCATGCTTGGAATATACCCCTCTTTCCGAATAATACTAATGTGACATCTTTATCAGTTGCATTTGCATAATAAATAGTTACTGTTTCACTTCCATCTGTAACAACATTAATATGATTATCATCTGCATCGTTCTTTCCAACTAATGCATGTGTTACAACATCAAACTTTCTAGAAACATAAGTCTCTGCATTTGTACAATCTAATGTAACTACTTCTATATTAGGATCTGCTACTAAAATTCTTTGAGTAACTGTTGCTGCTCCCATTAGTTTGTTGTGCCGAATAGTAATAAACTTACTACTTCGTCACTTCCTCCTACAGAACCAAGAGTTACTATTCCTGTTCCGTCTGTAACAACTTCAACATGAGCATCTGCATCTGTATTCATACAAATAAGAGCAGAATATATTTTCTTAAACTTTCTAGAAGTATAAGTTTCACCATCATCCATAGTAAGCTGTACTGCTTCCATGTAAGATGGTAGTCCTTCCTGATAATAATTTAGTGTAGCATTTGCCATAGTAATTTAAAAAATTAGAGCTTATGTAGCTCCACCTACTGAATCTGTTGATGTTCCAATTACCATAAATCTAGATGCTGCTGGTGTTCCTGCTACAAAATATGCTTTTGCATCAGTTCCTGAACAATAACCGTTCTGATCAGTTCCATCTGCTGTAGTATAACCAGACACAAATCTTATTAATTCATAAGAAGCACTTAAATCTACCCAATCATTTGCAGCCACTGTAGTAACAGTATAAATACCTATTTTATAACCGTCTTCTATGTATTCATTAACTAATGTAGCTGTTCTTTCTGCTGCCATTTTATGTAGCACCTCCAGTTGATTTAATACTTTTTCCAACAACTATAAAAGTTGCTGTTCCTGGAACGTCAAGATAAACTTTATTGCTTCCATCTGTGTAAGCTTCTTGATTAGTACCGTCTGCTGTAGTGTAAGCTTTAGCCCATTGCACTTCTTCAAAGTCACTTAATACACACCAATCATCTGTAGCTGAAGTTACTATTGTATAAACTCCAAATAATCCTCCACTTGATAATCTTGAAAGTTTAACTTCTACTGCTGATTTTACTTCTGCCATCTTAAGTTGCACCTCCAGTTGATTTAACGCTGTCTCCGATAGTCATAACTGTAGCAGCACCTGTAACATTTAATACAATTGTATTAGTAGCATTGTATGCTTCTTGGTCTGTACCATCTGCTGTAGTAAAAGCAATTCCAGCTCTTGTAGTTTCCATATTACTTAAGACAATCCAATCATTTATAGTAGTTGTAGTTACTGTACTCAAATTAATGATTAAACCATCAGGTAGTATAATGTTATCTATCAATGTTTCTGTTTTTTCTACTGCTGACATCTATTTCACCTCTAAGATACGCTTGTTAATTGACTATTGAACTTTTCTGCTTTATCAACTAAGACTTCATAAGCTTTAATCATAAACTTATTTGAATCATTAGTTTTAGCTAGTTCTTCGTATGTTGCGTCTAGTAATGTTCCCATTTCCCATGATTCTCTAGTTAAGCAAAGCACTTCTCTGCTACTATCTGCTCCTGTTAAGAACCTTGACTTTATGTGATTAACTCCGTCAATACTGAAACTTCCAGATATACCAAAAGGAAGGTCAACTGACTTATCTACATAATGTTGGAAATCCATTAGTAATCCTTTCATATATGAATGAGTTGTTGCTTGCATAACGTTCAAGTTATTGTTTCCGCTTGCATTAAAGATAGTATCGTTTTCTGTTCTAATATCTCCAAGTGTTACTTCTGCTGCGCTTAAACTTCTTGAGTTAGTAGCTATTCCCTCAATCATACCATCATATTCAGTTGAATATGTATCAACATCACCATTTAAAATGGTTTGTTCTTCTAATTCTCTAAGCTCTATTGTTTTAACTCTAACATCTAAAGCTCTAATGTCAATAAAGTGTTTACTTGTCATAACTGCTGGACCTGTTAATCTACCTACTGCGTAAGCAAACTTAACTTGTCTAGAAATTCTATCGTAAGTATCAACATCTTCATCAAGTGCTGCATCTTCTAACTTCCATTTAGCTCCTGCTTTTGTTGTTAATTGATTGAAGTCAACTGTTTTTCCTCTTACTGCTCTTCTAGGAATTAACTCAACCATAGGAGTTTGTTTTCTTGTTAGATCAACAACTGCTGGATCTACATATACTGGAGAAAACGCTGAACTTGCTGTTCCTGCTCCACCTGTTCCTGCTGCATCTGTTGCTCCTGCTGCAAATGAAGGTGCTTTTTGTATCCATGATTCAGCCATTTGAGGTCTTTTATCAAGACCAAATCCACCATCATAATACATTTCTTCGTTCTGAACATCAGTTCTACCAAAACTCATTTCAAAAGCTGCATCTGTATTTATTCCGTCACTCATTTTTCCACCTCTAAACCTGCACCTTGTGCTAGGCTTCTTTCTAAGAAATTTAATCCTTGTGATTTTGGTTCGTCATCCCTTTCTGCTATATTCTCTGTTATTGCTTTGTATAAAGGCATTTTCTTAACTGCTTTTTCAACAGCTTCATCTACCCTTTTTTGAATCTCTGCTTCTACTTTCTTTTCAGCATCTTCAGTAGGCTCTTTAATATCTTCCTTTGGAGCTTCTGACTCTACTGGTGCTTCTGATTCTTTAGGAGCATCTTCACTAGGTGCTTCTGGTTCACCTTCATCAGGCTTTTTCTTTAAATTTTCTTTTGACATAGTTTTATCCACCTCTGGTTTTTTGTTAATCAATTTTGAATCTGATTTCTGTACCTTTTCCTGTCCTTCTAGTCCGAAAGTTTTTGCTACATAAGTATAAGAATTTGTATTTGATTGAACTGGTGTAAAACTTGCTTCTCTGACATCTAATTCAGTCCAAACCTTAACATCTTTGCCATCTTTTTTTATCATCTTAGAAGCTATGGTTTTTGCTCCGATACTAATACCTGCGCTAAGTCCCATAGCACCTGCTTCTTCCATTTGCTTTTGAACTTGAGCTGCTTTAGGATTTGCTTCCTTTGAAAAGAAACTTGGTTCACTCGTGATAGCTACATGACCATTCTTATGAACTTTTTTAATATTTTGAAATCCACCAATCCAACTCTCCATAGTATTCTTATGATCTATTAATGTAGGTAGTGCCATCTTTTTATCAAGTTGATCCATTACAGTTTCTCCCATCATTTCATCATCTGAATCTAAAGAGGTATCTGTTAGAATAGCTTGAAACTTACCGTCACTTTTAGAAATTGGCATCCAAATTTTAACTAATTTATCTTCCATATCTCTTTTATAGAAACTTTAGTATATAAACTTAACCTCTCCAATATATATAAACTAAAGGTTATATTTAATTTTTAATTATATTGCCTTAAGAATACGTATTAATTTAGCTTTATCTATTCTCTTTGTTATAAAATCATGTAGTATAACCTTTGCTGAAATATCTTTGACCATTTTTCTAACACCAAGAACATGGTTCTCTATAGAATAATATAATCTAAGAGTTTTTAATATACTCTGGATAATGCTTAACTGATAAGTTATTTGCTTATTAACATATATCTCCATGTACTGAGATATACTATTAAAGAATTTAATAGGTGTATAAATTTTAAATTCTAGTCTTTCTTTTTTCTCTAGGCCTCTATATAAAGGACTTTTCTTTTTTCCAGAACCTTGAGATTGAAACTTACCACCGTACCCACGAGTAATAATTTTCTGAATATATCCATACCCTCTAGTAATAATACTAGTGCCACCTATTGTCATATCGTCTCTCTTTCAAATACATCCCTCATAGTTGCTTTACCACTAACATCTTTTAAGTTGTATGAATACAATACTGTAGTTCCATCATTATCATAGAAAGTAAGTACATTGTTTATTATCTTCCATCTGTTCTTTTCAATCTTTAAAATATTTCCTACTCCTGCAGTTTCATTAGATTGTACTTTATATCTTTCATTGTCAGAAAGACTAGAACCACCATCTGAAACTATTCCATAATCTTTATCCTCATCATAAGTAGAAAAGTTATATTTATAGAATCCTAAACTTATCTCTGTCATTGATTGAGCATTTACCGCTACATTTCCATCTGAATCTATGATACTTAGACTAGGAGTTAAACCTGTCTTAGGCACACCATTATCTGTAAAAAAAGTCATTATTAACATTTAAGTCACTACTTCATCTTTATCTAAACATATTGTATTTGAATATGATAAATTCCAACAAACTTTATCTGGTAAGTTTCCATTCCATTCTGGTGGACTATGAACCATATAATAAGTTCTACTGATTACTTCAAAAGTTTGATTTCCTTGTGCTGAAAAGTCTGAAGTGCCTACTGAATTATTACACCATACATTCCATATAAATATTCCTGCTGTTAATGATTGTGTAAAATTATTTACTATATCAACAGTTGGAGATGTATCATTTGCTTTTATTTCCCAAGTTCCAGACCAATTTCCATATAAATTACAAGTATCTAAAGTATCTCCTCCAGATTGAGATGGAGTATAATTAAACTTAATATTAGTTCCTCCATTCTCAAAATAAGTAGTTGTTAAAGGATAATGCAAAGTTATTACTGGTGGAGTTATATCAATACCAAAATTAATACTTGCAGAAGTTCCTATATTTCCTATTGAATCATTACAATAAAATATGACAGTATGTACTCCAGTACTTAATTCACTATCATTATAAAAACTTGTTGTAGTAAGTTTTACCATTGTTTTATTAGTTCCATCTAATTCAAACAAACAAGTATCAGAAGCTTCATTTGTAGTTATATTAAAAGTAATATTATTAGTAGCATAAGTTATAGCTTCTGGTGTGATTACTGTAATAATTGGTGCTATAGAATCTTGTGTAAAAGTTGTTACATTAAATCCAACATTACCATTACTATCATTTCCCCAAACTGCCCATGTTTGATTTCCTTCTATTGCTGTAAGTTCTGTGAAATTAATACAGCTAACTGGGCTTGAATTAACTCCACTTGCATTATGCCAACATACATCTAAAGCATTTTCATCAGAAATTATATAAGTTATATTTGTTATATTTTTATAAGTAGTTCCGTTAAGTGGAAAACTTATTGTGATATTTGGTGGGGTTATATCTGTTATAAAACTAACATTAAAATCAACCCATTCAGAAGCGTTTATATTTCCAGAAGTATCATTACACCAAAACTTAGCAGTATAATTTCCATTTGGTACACTTGAATTAGTATAAGTTGCTGTTGTGGTAGTAACACTAAGACTAAAATTAGATGCCCAATCTACTATTGTACCATAGCAAGTGTCTAAAGCATTATTACCTGTTACATTAAAATCAATAGATTCTACTGTATAATTTTGACTTAAAGGTGAATCTATAGTTATTTGTAATGATGTTACTACTTCTGGTGCATCTGTCATATTAATACTAACATTTAAAACATAAGCACTAACATCTGTATCGTTTGTATTAAGAGTTGCTTTGTATTGCATAAACTTTCCTTTACTTGTTGAAGTTGTTGGTATTCCATCTGTTAGTTTTCCTTCACTTTCCCATTCCCCCCATTCAATATGATAACTTCCTAATTCGTAAAGGTTTTGGATTTCATCTGCTGATAGACTTCTGTTGTAGATACGGACTTCGTCTATTGCACCGTTGA